TAAGAATAGGCTATATCAAGAATGAAGAGACTATAGAAGGGTTCCTATTTACAAGTGGCAACCTTAAGGCTAAGTATATGAAAATCAGTAAATATAAAGATATATCGGATACTCAGTGTTATGATGGAGATGAATCTTATGTAATGGATAGATATGTTACTTCTGATTTAGGCGGTATTACTCATTATCATTAATGTATTTCATCCTAGACAACACACGATAATCATGTTAATATAGCGTTTTATATATAAATTTTATTAATAATTAGGAGAATACTATGAGTGTATTACCAGCACAGGGGATGGTAATATATCATAACGTGAAGATAGAACGTGAGGTTATCCTAGATGGTATAGCAAAGCTAAGACCTGAATGGGTTGAAGATCAGTATGATACAGGCTACACTGATGCCTTAAACGATGTTATTGATATGATTTTAGCTAAGAATAAGGAGGAATAATATGACATTCAAAGAGACATTTCTATATAAAGCTATTATGCACCCTGTGAATTATGCAGAATCCTTCTGTTTTTATTACTACATGTTAGTAGTTCCTTGTATTATTGTGTGGCTAGTGGTATCCATACCTTTAGCTATAGTATTTGATTTTATAGCATCTATAGTTTATTTTATCTCAGGAGATTAACTCTTGTCCGGAATAACACCCCTAATATCGGACAAACCTATTGACATTTACAATAATATGCATTATTATGTGTATTCAATTATAGATTAAGAGGGAATAAACATGAGTCCTACTAAGCATACAACACCTTATAACCCTATTATGCACTCTTTTTTAAGAGGTGTCAGTTCTCAGAGGCTTGAGAGTATGGATTTCAGAACAACAGAACAACGTGTATTTGCTAATACGATGGCTAGACAAGTGGCATACGATTATAATCAATCAACTAAAGAGGAAAACAGTATGAATAACAATGAATTAGACCTAAAAGGATTACTAGAAGATAACACGCCAGAAGGTATGGAAGTGGATATGGAGAAGTCTACGCTACAGAAGATTGTATTCAAGAAGAAAGTGAAGAGTACGCGTTGGGAGGACTTGAAGGGTATTGAGGGGTATTATACTGATAGTGTGGCAGATGTAAGGTGTTATGAGTATGGTAATGATGCACACGCCGCCAATGCTAACACATACGCCACTATGCATCAATGCAAGGCTCACCTTGCTCAGGCCAAGTTATCTCAGATTATGAGAGATGTTAATGGGGATTGGGAGGCTGATTGGAAGGATCCATATCAGAACAAGTACTGTATTATATGCAACACAGATAAGTATAGTATAGATCATTGTAATGATTACAACTCATTTCTAGTATTTAAATCCAAAGAAAGAGCCGAGCGAGTACTACGTGAGAATGCAGACTTACTAGAACAATACAAACCACTGGCAGGATAATCCCATGACTGATGATATTATTGGAAACAATATTCTCCCTTTTAAACATAAGAAGCCTATTTCTTCCCACTCGGATGAGGGATGCATCGAAGATGTTATATTCACAGATGGTGTAGAGGAATACAATGTAGAGGAATATGTAGATAGCCTAGTGGAAGACTTAGAGGTTATTCAATGGGAGATGCAAGCTATTCTAGACTATCCAGAGGGGTTATCCAATGTAAGAGGGTTAGAGGGGTTGGTAGCTGAGTTAACTAATGTGATTGATGGGTATAATGAGGATGTTGTATAATGAAATTTAGAGTGAAACATATTCCAAATATAGGGCATTTTGCACAGGTTTATCATGGTTGGATTAGTGGCTGGCAAACTATAGGTAAGCATCCTAATGGTTATGGACTATACAGTGAAGATCATCTAGACTACCCCTTAGAATCTAATGGTCTTGCTTTATCTAGATGTCATAACTACAAAAGGTGGCATCGGGGATCAAAAGGTATTGCCAATTACACAGAATATAGTATTTAATCAAGAGGATAAGATAATGGCTAAACTAGGGCAATATGGACACCAGTTGGAGACTATGACAGCTCAAGAGGTGTTGGATGTAGGAGTGGAGGAATATGATGATGAATAAATCAGTAGAGCAGTTTTGCAAGGATATGGGATACACAGAGACAGTAACTTGTAGTATGAAGAGAGTGCTGGAAGAGTATGCAGATTGGAAGGAACAAGCTTTAGCTATTGAGATGCAGAAGTTAGAGCTAGAGAATAGTATTAAACAACTGAAAAGTTTGATAGGAGAGATGCAATCGAGGGCGGATAAGATGGATATCATGGTAGATAAGGAGGATTAGTCTAGCCCTATATCAGACATGCCCCTAGAAGCTCCATACGAGGCCGTGACGGGCTTTTTAGACATGACCCTGTAGGGTAGCATAGGGTAAAACTAGAGTCGCTTAGAATGGCTTATAGGAGCTTCTAGAGAGATTTACTAATATTAATAGAATTGGAGAGAAATTATGGGTATGGAGTTTGTAAGAAAACCAGCTAAAAGTACACGTAAAAGTCTAGTGCAAGGGGTAGGTATCAATGATGCAGATTATGTAACTACTTACAAAGTGGAGGGCAAAGAGGTAGTGTGTCCATTCTACCGTAAGTGGAGGAATATGTTGAAAAGGTGTTATAGCCGTACTTATTTAGATAAACGACCCACTTACGAGGGTTGTAGGGTATGTAGTGACTGGCTAAGGTTCTCTAATTTCAGAAAATGGATGATTGCTCAAGATTGGCAGGGTAAAGACTTAGATAAGGACTTGTTGATTAAGGGTAATAAGATATATAGTCCCAGTCGATGTGTATTTATCAACTCATCTACTAATAAGGCAATTGCGGAAAGTAGAAGTAGTAAAAATGACAGCAGCTTACTAGCTGGAGTAAGATTAGATAAAAATAATGGTAAATACTCATCTAGGGTTAGAAAAGGTATTCCATCTAAGAATCATTATTTAGGAACTTACTCAACTGAAAATGAAGCTCATAATATTTGGAGATTGGAGAAGGCAAAACATTTTAGAAATCTTGCTAATTCAGAAACAGATATTATTGTCATAACAATTTTACATGAATTGGCTGATAATTTAGAAGAATTATTATAATCTTACCAAAAGTCAAGCTTTATTTAATAAATATTTATAATTAACAGGCTAAAATAGCTTGATTTTATCTGAGATTATGTGTATATTATACCCATCAAGTGTAGATATGATGCGGCTTGTAGAGATATTTAGTAGTGATTTCATATAGTCCTAGTAGATATCCTGTTTCTCCTGTTTATTTATATGGATAATATAGGAGTATTAGAGTGTATCTATAGACCCCTGAGATGGCGTTTTAAGGGGTCTATTAGAGCGTTTTAGGATGAAGTGGTAGGGTAGGTAGGGGTGGTGAGACAAGCTCACACAGAGGCTTACAGGGGCATATAGAATGTTGACATTTACCCTGTTATATGATTTAATACATCAACATTAATTAGTTAGAGAGATGACATTATGAGTAAGTATAAAACAAACGTTGGTATCCGAACTACAGCATCTACTAGTATTGGAGAAGTTGAGTTTGATACTATTGAAGAGTATTATGAGAAAGCAGAGGATTTATGGGCATCACAAGGTTATGAGAATCCTACAGGAAGCTATGGAGATGGATTCGATTTAGGAGATTGGGATATCTGTGATATAAATGAGAGTGATCTACCTTATTTACTTAATGATTAGGAGAAGATTATGACTAAATATACAAATACATTTATAGAAGAGTTCTACTTACCATTAGAACACGTACAACGTCCTTGGCTACGAAGATCAGCTACATTACTTCTAGCACCTATTGTATTCATTGTAGCTGCTGTAGATTATGGATATGGAGAGATGTGTGATTTAATAGAGGAGTGTTGGTGATATGAATAAACTACCACCCTACACCCAATCATGCTTACTCTACGCAGCTAGATATGCTCACACACGTCCCACTGGAGCTGCTTATCAAATAGTAAGTAGTATTATGGGGCATTGGGATCAATTAGATGATAGTATTAAGGTGAGGTTACAGGATGAGGCCATCAGTGAGGCTATATACAATATGGAAGATTGGCATATATTGATTAATAAAGAGGTGTGAATATGTTTGAAATAGAAAATGTAGAACACTCCCATTATAGATTATGGGAAGGCGTTAAGCACGTAGGTACTTTTATAATGCGGGACGGGGAATGGTGTTTTGATATACTAGGTGTTATAAGCCAAGACGCTAATCCTAGTATTTTCCCATTTATCTTAAAGACATTAGAGAACTTAAATAACGGAGTAGTATATGAGTGACATTATAAATGAACGTGTAAAGAGTTTCTGGGATTGGATAGAGGATACACATAAGCAAGTAGATACATTAGATATGGAGGAGTTAGATGTATTGATTACTAAGTGCAAGGGGTTTACTACTAAGAACTGTATGTGGCCTACTTATGATACTGTACAGTATATTCTGGAACGTGCTATAGACAGGTATGGCGATTTAGAGTATGAAGATGGTTTGTTAGAGAATACAGAAGTATAGAATCTAAATTGGTATAGGGGCTAATCCAGCCCCATCTCTTGCCCTAATCTGACCATTTCATCTAAATTCTTCTCTCTGAACTTTTCCTTGTCCTTCTCAGTAATCCACCCTTCCTTAATAAAACTATCTAATTCTTCATTAGTGTAGGGGTTATTCTTAGAGAATGCTAAGTCATGTTTTATTGAATATTTATCCCAATGTACACTTCTTGGGGTATTACCTTTACCATTCATAGTTAATCCTCTTTCTCATGTCCACACAGCTCATCTAAATCAAATACCACTGCTTGTGTTCTATTATTAGTCGATGGTAGAAAAGCTTCCCACCTATTATCACGCTCATCTAACTGGAGTGAGCATTTATACTTGTGCATAACTTCCTCGTAATCTTCTTTAGATTTTATTTCGGAGTATTCCTTTAAGAAATGTATTTGTCTGTTTGTAGCCATTTTATTACCTATTTATTATTGTTATTATTAATTAGTTGTGCTATAATTTACATATAAACTTTAGGAGAATATACATGAAAGATAACCTTGATTTACTTGCCAGAGATGTAGCTAATTTATATAACAAACTATCTACTATACCTGTATGTACCATTACACTTCACAGTAAGTTATTACACATATCTGAACACTATGGATACCCTATAGGAGACTTATTAATATTCGCTACAGATGATACTGTGTTAAATGATGTGGGTAATATCTTCTATTATTATGATTATAGTATTAATAGTGTTAAGGAAGGGTTGGTATTCTATTGTGGTGAATTACATTGACGTACAGCTTTTAATGTAATTGTTCTAAGTCTATAGAGCTTTTTCTCCATACCTCTAGGTAGTTTATCATTTAAGTGTATTGAATAACAATACCTATCCATTACCGTAGTTTCTACTCCGCATAATCTTGCCCAATTAGGTAAATACCTATTAGGAAGAGTCCACGGTGTATTATTATGTATATTCATTTATAGTACCTCTTTAAATCTATGTTTATCTAGTAATCTCTTACACACCTCTTGCTTCCCTCTACTATCTATTCTGAATATTTTATGGCTAGTATCAAAATCATCCTCTGAGATTAGATAATCATAAGCATCCCAAAGCGAGGTGAATTGTCTACTATATAACCTGTCTTCTTCACCCCAGAAGGTATAATGACTACTCACTTCATACATCTCTTGTACCCTTAGCTGCAAAGTACCCTGACCTGAATATAGACAATTCATAACAATCACATAAACATTCATTCAGGGGTGTATGAGTATTTGTGAACTTGCAACCTTCCCTATGTTCTATAGTTTTATCTTGTTTTTGATGATTAATTTTCCACTGTTTATATGCACTATTAGCACTCATTTATAATATCCTCTATTTTTAATATTATGAAAGAATGATGTAGCCCATCTATTACTAGGAATTGTATAGAAACATTCATTCTTACTATTCTTTCTCTCAACAGTCTGAGTAATCCAAGTATGATTACCACCTCTACGATTAGAATGTGTTATAGTAGGTTTAATTTGCCAGAAAAGGTTCATAAATTAATACTCCTGACTTTGTATACTTTATATGTAACCACTGAATCATTATCTAAATAAATAGGTACTGGTACAGGTTCATCTTCTAATGTAATGTAACCATATTTATCTAATACATTTATCTCATTCAAGTGATCATCACTAATTTCAGATAGCATAACTTCCCCCATTCCTCCATTACCTAACCACAAGTATACACCTTTACTGGATTTAACTAGGGATATAGGGGTAGGTTTTAGTGCTGATAATTCGTGGAATTTATTTATAATGTTCATTTATTATAATATTTCATATTTAATTGTATATGAGGAGAGTCTAAAAAGTCACGCCATAATGCCCCAGCTTCTACTTGAACACCTAGCTCAATAGCTGCTGTGAATACAGCCTGCACCAACTTGCGAAAATGCTTGTGTTCCCATGTAACCTTACCATCGACTAATACGAATAAATCTACGGCAGCTCCATATTTACCTTCTGGTAGGTAATAGTCTGGTTTAAAGTGTATAGGAATATGTTTACTATTCATAGTAGTAGACTTACCTTCTGCAACTAACTGTTTCTGCCGTTCTACTGTACGTACACCTTCACTAACACCAAAGTCTGTAGGTGTAATCTGGATAGCACGTTCTACTACAGCTACTAAGTCAGGATGTACACTTATTAGGTTTTGGTGGGAGCGTTTACTTAATTTATACATTATTTAACCTCTATTTAATTAGAATAACAAACCCGTTACAGAGGACGTTAAACTGCAACGCCTCTGAACAGACTGTTATAAACACACCTGACCATCAGGTGCTATACTTTACTACTTTAATAATCCCTAGGAGGGATAAATTATGTTACGTCCAGAGTATAAAGAAAAAGAATTTCTAATATATCTGTATGACAACTACACAAACAAGAATGCTAAAGACTTATCTGCGTTAGACAATCATAGTTTTGGCTTAATACCTTCTAGTAATAACCCAATATGTAAAAGATTCCCTGAATTGTGTAAAAATAATAATATAAGCGATCCTATATATTGGTGTGACAAAACTGAAAATCTTGGTTACACCAAATACCCATCTGGAGATTCAGAATCCAAGTTAAGTATCACCCTTACTGAAAAAGGTTATTGGAAAGCATATTCATATAAACATCCACTCAAAAGTTTTTTAAAAGTAAACTATAAGTGGATAATAGCTGTAATAGCTATGCCTATAATTATCAGTTTATTAAAAATTTACCTAAGCTAACCAAACGTCCAAAATTTCCCAATATAGTAAACTTAGAACTGCACAAAAAATAATAAATGGAATTAAATCTTTGTCTTGGTTGTAATTGTCACTCATAATATTCACCTTTTAATTAATTGTTTATAACAAGGTAATAGTATGGACAAGTTACGCTACGCTTCACTTGCCACACATTACGGCGTTATCTTCATATAGTATCACAACTAATACCTAATTGCAACACTTTATCTTATTTAATTAAAACATAACAATCCACCGCGAATCCACAATGCTTATTTATTATCCTTACGGAATTGTTATGCTTATTCTTTTAACTTTTGTATGGTATCATGGTTGTATTTAGAAGTCAACTAACTTTCACCATCCTTCTGGTAATACACAGTTACTAGGTGCATCCTTGAACATAGGTGATATATCTTCTTCATTATACCCAGCTAAACCACAACCTACCTTAGTAACTTCAAATTGTAGATCAGGATTATTATTAGCATATCTTATAAATCTATCTACGCTACGTTTAATACTATTTAATGATCTAGTCTTCATGTATTTATCTTTAGTAGGGAGGGCATAACTATTACCTGTAATACCTTCGCCTACTCCATATACAGCACCATGATATTGTCTAGCGTATAGTGCTGCACCTTTACCGTGCCTACCTGCTTGGTTACTTCCAAATACAAATACCATAGGTTCTCCTTAGAAGTCAATTAAAAAAGTCTTACCTTCATCTGTACGTTTAATCATACCTACCTTGTATGCTGCTACATCTTCTTCTTGAGGTGCTGGTTGAGTCTTAGATATGTCTAACCAATGTTCCATAAACTTTAATGGGTTCTTAACTGGCATAGTATATTTAGATTTAATACCTAATGATCTATATACGGGTTTGGCATTAAATAAAGTCCACTTACCACATAACTCCTCATTTACACCTGCTAATTCCTTACCATCCTTAAACATCCCCTCTTTTAACCACAAGTGTTCAGAATCTACAATTTCATTTAAAATAATCTCTATTTCATCTTTACATTGTTCAAGAGCTACTTCACCACGTTTAGTTTTAAGTTCTTGCTTAACTAAATCTTTCCAGAACTCTTTATGGACTTCATACTCATCTTGAGCAATCTTTTGCACTGCCTTACCAATAGGCTGAAACATACCTGCTTCGCATATAGCAAATGTAATAGCAAAACTACTCATGAATTGGATAGCCTCTAGTGCATACATAGTAACACAAAACTTAAATACTGTGTTGTATAACTCTTGAGTATTCTCTAACTCTCCTAGTGCATATCTAAGACCTTTAATACGAGTTTCTTCAAACACCTTGCCTACTGTCTCAAGACGTTGAAGAGATTCATTAATACTTAATATATCTTGCAATACTTCTTCTGGCTTATCAAAAGACATCCTAACTATTTCAGAGTAAGTAGCAGCATGTACAACTTCGTTTTCGCAAACACGAAGTAGGTAGGCTGTCATCTCGTCTGACGTTACAAATGGTGCTAAGATAGCAAACAACTGTCTACTAGCCACCGTATCTGCTTCCCATTGCCAAGAGAGCGTTTTTATCATCTTATCTTTAATATCCTCTGGACACTGCTTAAACATAAGATTACAAGATGAGAAATCAAACTCATCTTCACTCCAATCTAGGCTACGAATCTCTTTATAGAACCCCCAAATATTAGGATGATTTTTATGTATGGTATCAAATAGTCCCTGATCTTGTTCTCCTAAGAAGACAGGATTACTTTCGTAATCCGTCTTAGTTGTATTTAATATCTTACTAGGTATCACAGCTTACATACCCCATCTTCGCATTCTCCTGAGTCATCGTCTAATACATCTTCTGTTTCATCATACTTAACTTTCTTACTTGTCATGCTATTATAGTAGTAACGAGTCTTCATACCCATTTTAACCATATACAAATACTCATCAATAAGTTCATCAGATGGTATCTTACTTAGCTCCACCTTCTTATAGAAGTCAGCAGAAATAGATTGATCACACCATTTCTGTAAGATAGAGTAGATATCAATCATTCTTTTAACTGGGATATCCCAAGCAAACTCGTACTTGTCTTTTAACTTCTCACCATCTGGAGCAGCCCAGTTAGTATTAGAACCATTGTCAGATTTCTTTAGTGTTAACTCTCTTATAGGGTAGATAGCATTAGTAGTTCCAGATGCCTTAGAAGAAGTCTCTGCTGGCATAAAGTTAATACAGATACTAAATCGTACACCTTTATTATCAATAATCTGTTGACGTAATCCTTCCCAATCTCGTTTATTATCTACTGTGACAACACTATCAACGTTTTTGTTATAAGTATCTAAAGGTAACCAGCCATCAGGCCACAGTGTCTTGTGCATCCAAGGAGCGTTACCATATTTCTTACCCAGTTCAAGAGAGGCACTATATAAGTGCCAAGCATGTGTTTCAGCTAGTTCATGTACAAAGTCTCTACCTTCTTGAGATGAATACTTCTTATCTTCCTTAGCCATCAAATGAGCTAATCCTACCATACCTACACCAGCGTTTAGTCTAGATAATGCAGTTACACCTAGATGTGGTAATGACCATTCATTTTTATGGATACAAATATCAATCATTAATAGTGCTAAGTAAGCTACTTTCTTATACTCTGCGTCATTCTTAATATTAGCTACATTAATAGCTGCAAGAGAGCATAAACCAATCTCACCTCTACCGTGATCTTCTGTAGAGTATAGGTCACGCATATCATCATAACCCTTAGTAGGGCTGATATACTCTAGACATAGATTACTACTATATACACTATCTTTAAAAGGATTGTGACGATTAGCTTCGTCTATTTGGAATAAATAATGACGACCTGTTTCAAATGCCTCATCAAACGCTTGTAGTAATAAACTACGTGCATTAATAAATTTCTTTACTTTAGCATGATTGTTTACATATTCTTCATACATGCGTTCAAAGACTAGAGGATCTTTACCATACATTGCTTCAAACAGTTCTGGCTCGGAGTAGCAATCAAATACAGCAATATCTTCATTCATTGCAGCCTTACGCGCAAATAGTTTATTCTGGCAGAAAGCGTAATCTAATCCTCTAATCTTTTTGGAATCAGTAGAGCGTTGATTCTTCAAACGCATAATAGTTTCTACTTGAGGATCAAAAGCGTTATAATAAGTAGTACATGCTCCTCCACGTCCAGCTTGCTTATTGGCATTAATAGCACCCACTAAAGACCTGTAGTATGGTAACTTTCCACTATGCTTGACTGCGCCATTACGGATAGGAGAACCTTCTGAACGGGTTTTCACCATACCGCCCATACCAGCACTCATACAGGTCATAGTATAGGCTATGTGATCCCCTATAGCTAAAGACTTGGCACTGTCATTTGTAGTGTAAATAGCGCAACTCGCATAACCATTGAGATTAGTTCCTAAGTTAATGAAGTTAGGTGTAGGTGCATTTAATAAGTTATTACTAAATACATCGTACCAATCTTTAGCATGTTGAACTTTCTCTTCATCTTTAAATCTGCTCTCAGCTAATGCCATAGCCATACGCATGTACGTGAATTGCTGAGTCTCAAATACTTGTCCTGTTACAGAGTCCCGTAGGGCATATTTATCCCTAGTCTGTGTAATCTCGAAGTAAGCTGCTTGCTGATCTTTAGTGTGATCAATGTGATTATTTAATTCTTCATATTCTAGTGCTGTGTAGTTTAGTTTACACATCAAGCCTTGGAGGAACAGTTTTGCATGTACTGCCTCCAAATGAGGATGTACTGAACTACCAAATACTTCCTTAACCATCATAACAGATAGTAATCTACCTGCCATCTTGTTGTATTCCCATGAATCTTGATCTAGACAAGCTCGGATTAGATTAGCTTGCAGCTTAGTAGATTCACACTCTACTGATGATATAGATACTGCATCCATAACCACTGTAGGCCAATCCACTCGTTTTAACTTCTGTGAAGCCCATTCTCCCCATTTATTTAACTTAGTTGCATCAAAATCTTCTTTTGTGCCATCACGTTTAATTACTACTTTGATCACTCTAATTCCTTATCTCTATTATTATTTAATTAAATCCCCACATCACTATTAGATGTATGACTAATGCTGCACTCTTATTTAACTATTTCTATTTTCTAATTTGCTTAACTCTTCTCGTAACACTTCAGCTCTTCGTTTATCTTCCTCTTCTCTATAAAGCTTTCTATATTTACTTACTATATTATCATAATTTTGTAATAGTAATCCAGCCTCCTTCTTTGAAAAGTATAGCTTACTATTTGCACTATCTTTAAATTTAGGATTATAACTTTTTAGTTCTGAAAAGAATTTATTAAAGAACCCTGTATCATAATCCTCTCCGAAGTAGTATGCACCTGTCGGAAAGGAAACTTGCAATAGGAACTCACCTTGAGGATCTTTACCATCATCTTCCCAAGTTATTGTTCTATTAGTATCTCCTCCAAAAGTGCCAGCACTTAGCCCATCTTCAATTTTAAACCAATTAGAGTTTCCTGTTACATATTCAGGTATCTCCCACTTATAATCTTCAATAAGTTCAAATGTAAATATCTTATTTTTGATTACGTTTAAAGATGGTAGGTTATAATCTTCTTCTAGTAGATCCTTGTGTTTTTCTAAGTCAGAATACAGTGCTTCGTAGTTCTTTTTAGTTTTCATTTTCATATATTATCCTCCATCATATCTTCAATAACATCTACAGCCAACCCTGTAACATCACTAATAGCATAAACAGTTAATCCTGCATCTACTAATTTAGCTACTTGATTTTTACTAGGGAGTTCACCATCTAGTAGGTTGCTTCCTATGTCTAGTGTGTTTTCTACTGCATCTGTGAATAAATTAAACATTGTTAATTACCTTTTTATACAGGATTCCATTGTTTTCGTGTATTTGCTGATAACAGAGAATCCTTTGTTTTACAGTGTTATAAACACACCTAATAGTTAGGTGCTATACTTTACTATTTTAATAATCCCTAGGGGGAGTTATGTCTAATCCAGAATATAAAGAAAAAGAATTTCTAATATATCTGTATGACACTTATACAAAAGAACATCCCGAAGACTTATCTGAATTAGGCAATTATAGTTTTGGTTTAATTCGCTCTACTACTAAACCAGATGGTGACTTATTCAGAAGATTCCCAGAATTAAAAACTACCAGTCAAGCTATACGTTGGTGTGACAAAACTGAAAATCTTGGTTACACAGAGTACCCATATTCCCAACCTAATTCGGACAGTGATAACTCAAAACATAAGTTAAGCATTACCCTTACAAAAATAGGCTATGATAAAGCCTTCGAGTATAAATTCCCTATCAGGCACTTCCTAAAAGAAAACTGGAAATGGTTAATACCTGTTACCTTATCTACCTCTATAACTATTATTGAAATAATAATTTGTACATAACACTAATTAACGGAGGCAAAATAATTGCAGCCCACATACCGTACATACAGTGCCTTTCTGCCTTATTTTTATCTTCGTAACCCATCTTTATTCACCTTTTATTTAATTTAACTACTATTTATAACAAGGTAATAGTATGGACAAGTTCCGCTACGCTTCACTTGCCACACATTACAACGTTATATGTTTACTCTCTTACAATCTTCACTATATACACTCCAACGGTATGAAAACTGCTCTCCGCTATCGTCATTTGGATACTTAACAATACCACTATTTCCAAAGTTTTCAACAACCTCATGAATTTCGCCACAATAATCTATTATCTCACCTTTTTCAAAAGGCTTATCTTTGTTTGTACTCATACTAAACCTATATACCCAATAGTTAAATTACATAACAATCTTAAGTATTCTTTATAATTAGATACCTAACGTTAAAAACTTCCTACCTTTACTTTGGAAGTTACTCTCATAACCATCTACTATCTTCATACCTGATTTAGATATAGCTCCAATCAGCTTCTTATTTCCACCTTGCTTAATATTACCCTTTAAAGCATATAAACATTTAGGTGTTGAATCCATTCCTTCATAATCAGTTACGTCTACTACATATATATTAGCACCTAGTACTTTAGTTTGCAATAGGAAATTATCTAAATCTTCCATATTATCTTTAAAGTAATTAATGTACTCTTTTCTCTCAATCTTGATACGTTCTTTGTGTAAATAAGCCATTCTATATTCTCCAGATACAATTACCCCATTATAGAGAGGAGTATGGTCATAGTCATAATAACTAATCACACACTACTGATGCACTTATCAGGCTCTCTATAATAGATTGATTATACTTACATAAGACATATAAACCAATATATGTCTCAGTAATCTAGTAAGTATAATACTAAGGATTGGCATGATTGTCAAGTTGTTTACTATAAATAATCTATAATAAACTTATAAGTATTACTCTTATCTTAACAATCCCTTAGTAGTATCGTATAGGTCTACACCATACCTGATGTAGCTCCTCTCACCATGTTGTCAGGGGTGGACAGTGCATGGATTTACTTTGTGTTCTAGTTTAGACTCATTACTGAGTTGGTCTAGTCTTGTTTATATAGCGGTAGACTTACTGCATTGTAAAACCGCTAATTTTATCATATAGTAATCATTAAGTATATTAATGAGTTATATACAATACATTAATTATTTAAAAAGAACATTAGTACCAAAAAGTGATATAACTTACCTTTTGGCTCACGTAGCCTAGAGGAACTATCCATTATATGTATTTGTGGGTTACGTCCACCGCTTACTAATGTTCTTTTTAAATAATACTTAGGTTGGGAAGATAGGACTCGAACCTATAATTGATGATGATACCACGTGATACCTTTAAGTGGTTGCTACCCACACTCATCCACAGCTACCTGTTGCGTTTACCATTTCGCCACTTCCCAATCTAAATACCCTGCCATATATCCCCTTACCCTCTACGGGAGAGTTTATTATCTCTTCTATCACCGACAGGTAATGATAGCGTATAATAACATACAAGGTTGCGCTTCTATGATAGGCGTGTATGTTTTATTAGTCCCAGTTACCAAACGTCTAGGTACACTCTTAATATACTTACTCCATCGGATTACTACTGTATAGTCCCGTACTTCATAAGTGGTGCAGGGTTGCCCAGTTACTAGCCTCTGGGGATGCTCTATAGTGGCATCAGGATTACGTTTTGATGTAAGTGACTCTAGGTCATTTGCACTATACTCTCCATCAAGGAGTATTTAGATAATATTGACGAGGACTTGAACCTCATATCTCCTACCCCAGAAGGAGTAGATGTTTTATCCACTTAAACTACAATATTAATACGGCATTCCCTGAGAGTATTGAACTCCTTGACTTCCATCCCACTATTTAATGTCGCCAGTTTAGAAGACTGGTGTGGGGACAGGGAATATTAATTCTTTTACTTACCTCTTACCTGTAGTATAAGGTATTTACACTTAGATATCAAGATTTATTTACACTAATTATAAATACTTAATATGCCACTTAGATAATTAATCCTGTCTCTATACTCTATTATATACATATTTATTAGATAATGTCAAGCACTATTCATCATCTAGTTTAAAGGAGTCATAACCACGCTCTAGGTAGTCCTGCATCTCCTTATCATACCCTTCTTTCCATCCAAAGTCATCAACTACTATATCACCCCCTCCACAGAATAACCTAGTGTTAGCTAAAGTCTCTTGCATTACATCCACTCTAGCCCCTATCTCGTCCATATAACCCATAAGTGGCATACTGCCTTCACCTGTCTTCGTCATATTACCATAGAAAAACAACCTATTATAGTACTCGTCTACTGTTGTTACACCATCTTCCCATAGGATATCTTTAATACTACTCATTTACTACTCCAAGTTGTTGTTAATTATGTGAAGAATTATACACTATTGCTTATAAATGTCAACCATATTGTACTAAATTAAACTATTTTCATGTTTTTTATAACTAAAGTGAATAAAAGACTTGACTTTTGATGAAAAATGTGTATATAATAAAGTATAGAAGGTAGTAAAAGAAAAGAGCGTGAAGGGAGGGGCATCTTCACATTAAATCATACAACCCCACTTACAAACAATAATAATAAAATGATATGTTATGGAAAATCAAATAAGCTGTATATCCTGTCACCTCCCCGTTAAAGAATATAAACAGAATACTCAAGAGAGAGATGATCTCTGTGAGAACTGTTATATAGCAGATTCTACAGAAGAGGATAATAACCTTAATATAGACCAAACATACTCATAAAAGGTACTATCAAGTATGGCGACTCAAAGTTATAGTTTCAGTGAAGTCCAAAATGGCTGGATAGGTAGTACAGATAGCATAAAAAATGCAAGCCGTTTATACTTTAAAACTAACGGGACTGTTAGTGGATCTGTCTGGAATGCAGATATAACAGGAACAGACGCTACTATAGATATAACATCCAATGGTGGTTCTAACCCTGCTGGGTTAAGTGTTATAACTGTATCTGTAGATGGATCAGCGTACACAGATGGAGTTTATGTCTCAGGAAATACTTACGAGTTATTTTCTGGATTGTCAGACGAAGTACATAACGTATCTGTTAAGATTGGTGCTGCATTTGGTGACTACGCGTATATGCTAGTTAATGAGCCTAACGCTGTAGTAGTAACTGGTGCTAATCCCTTATTAAATATACTACCTTATAATTTTAGCGTATTCGACGATAATATCTTTGGTACTGGGATACATCATATTTCAACAGATGATTCCTTGCCCAACCCTACTGTAAGAAATACAAGCGTATTTGCTGGCCCAGCTAGATGCAGCTTTTCTACAAGTGCAAGCAGGATACTTGTTACAATAAGTAAGGGTGGTGATTTATACTATTGCGTAGATGGGCAAAACTACATAGAAAATCTCACTGCACTGACTGGGTTCACTCATGAGATAGTTCTAGATGGTCAACCTCATGATTTAGCTATCTGGGCTAACAACCCTATATTGGGTGGACATCTAAATGCCCCTATAACGTCTAATGAATCCAATGGACGTTTACACCAATATGGTGACTCTATTACTGATGCTTTGGCTACTCCAGAAGGTCATCCAATTGTAGATGTTAATAACACAGCCCCCTTCTTTGGTTATCTAGGATGTACTTTTGGACAAGCTGGTGCAACGGTTAACACTCTTTTAGGATTTATGCCTACAGTTATCAGCCAAATTACTATAGAAGAAGGCGATGTAGCTGTATTAGCTATAGGCCGTAATAACATTGCAGGGGGTTCTGATATTGCAACAGTTAATTCTGTACAAGATGAATATCGTGATTTAGTAGACATACTATTAGCTAACTATAGTAAAGTTTTAGCACGAGGCATACTTCCGCAAACTTCAAGTACAGACTGGAATGCACAAAACGCAGTAATTGAATCTATAGTAGACTCTTACAATGACCCTAGATTAGTCTTTGTAGATACTTCTCAGTGGTTAGGTGTAACTAGGGTGGATTCTACCCACCCTGATAAAGCAGGTTATATAACGCTTAGTGACTATTCAAAAATAGATTACGCAGAGTTTTTAAGTAATAACATAACAGGGTTAATAAATGATACCAAAATTGGTATTGGTATCGGTATCGGATTTATATAAAGGATAAAACATGGCATTAAACACAGCTACAAATGCTTTTAATATAACACCAAATGATTCAGAAGACTTAATCTTTCAAGGAATCCAAACAGATGCGGCAGCTATTGAAGTCGGAGGTGCTGGGGATGTTAGAATAACTACTCCAAAAGGGGAAGATATAACATTCTTTAATCGCGCAGCAGGAAGTACTCTGCCTTATAAAGCTAGACGCGTATGGGCGACAGGTACAACAGCCACATCACTGGTTGCGGCTGTTGGAGATTACTTACTACTAGAAAGATAGTTAATTATTAATATAATACCTACAAGGGCTAGAAATGATAACAGTTAGTTCTGATTCTACATATTCATCTTATAGCCCTGTCAGTGGAGAGAGTTTCACTCTAAGTGGAGCTGTAACATTTACAATAGATACAACAGCTTTACCTATAAATGGGATAACAGCACGTTCTACATTCCAGAAAGTATTACTTCAAAACTTATCTACGACTCAGCCTATTATAGTCCCACTGACCAGTACACTAGACTCATCTAATGCAACATTAGAACTAGATGGTAGGAAGATATTATTAGGCACGGGAGATGGAGTAACTGCAAATATAACAGTAAATGTTCCTGTAGATTCAGAAGGTAACAGGCCTTCTAAAATTGGCAGCTTGATAGTAGGTGTTGATGAAAGGTGGACACAACTCCCAGACTTAGTAAATATTAGGGCAGATCATAGAGGTCAGCATTTTACTTACGATAACGCCAGTGGCGATGTTGTATTTGGAGATGGGGTAAACGGTAAAATACCTAATGGTGGTATTAAATGTAATAATATCTTCATGGAATTTGGAGGTAGTAGTTTAACTGTCATAGCTGGTGAGATAACAGGTACAGGTAATTGCACCATTATTGAACCATCCGTACCTTCAAGTTTTTCTTGTCGCATGGATTACTTAGCTAATTGGTGTATTGTAGATAGTCCTTCTAGTACAATCATGAATGAATTTTCAAAACATATAGTAGGTCTGTGGGACTGGATAGGAGTTAATACCTCTGTCAACACAAAACTTACTATTGGGGACATAGATTCACAAGATTATATATTGTTTCAAACTAACAATAATTCATCTGCTGAGGTTTTCAAAAACAGCAGGGTTGCTTTCAATGGGATAGCTGAGTGTAGAGCTATTACACCATACAATTCTACATTTAGTAGAGTCAGGTTTTATTTAGAAAAAGGTGAAGGCACTGTAAAAAGTTTCTGTAGTGGGTGTCCTTCTATATCCTTTGCAGGAGGAGTGTCAGGGGTTCTACACCTAGAATGGTCTGATAGTTATAAAATAGGAGATAATGTACCATCTGCTGTTATTTATAACTCTTTTGCAGGTAATTATGATGTACGCACTATCACCTACATAGGGAGCGTAGATTGGAGTAATAGGGCTTCATACTTATTTGATATACAAGCCGGTACTTGGCAGATAGGTTCAAAAGACAGTCAATTCATTATTCCAATTGGTACATCTTTTACAAGAATATTTAGACTAGGTGGTAGTAGTTCAGGCGTAGTTGATAGGATGTTGTTTAATGGGGAGTCTAACAGCACTGATAAAGATTTTGATATATTCTCCCCATTAGGATGGCAGTTCAATAATATTGAGTCACCTAATGATACAAATGTAGGTAATTCAGCAGAAGATAATACTGAGTTTAACTTCTGTCACATGCAGGGTAGGACGCTTAGGTCTGGCAGGGGTATGAACAGTAGTGTCGTATATACTGTAGCTGATAAAACTGAATGTAGTGTTCATTTTAAACCTCATCCTGATAGTAATGATTCTGGTTTTATCAGTGGCGATGAAAACAGTATTAAGTATTCCAGTGACCGTATATATGCTGATATAGGGACTTCTGTACAAACTAAATCTAATACACTAACAGCTTTTGGTAGGCCTACTGCAATTAGTATTAGCGGCTTCCTTACTAACTATTTTGAAGTTGAGTATAAATTATGGTTAAAAGGAACTACTGAGCCTCCTACATACAAACCTTATACTCTAGTTAATATACAAAACGATTATGATGCTCAAGGGTTATCTCTTACAACTGATTCATATTTCAGGGTAAAGGTTGAGAAAATATCCAATCCTATAGAAACAGGGTACTTGACAGATATTAGCTTTATTGCTCCTTGTGATAATACTTACTTATGGCAAGCTGAACTTGAGCCTGTACCAATAAACTTACCTAACATCATAGATGATACTAGAGTAGTAGTTATAAACTATTCTAAATCAACTATAGTAGATGATATAATTACAGTTCCAGAATTAATTGACAACAGTATCGTATCAGGAGGTAGTGGTTATAGTTTTGATATAGAACTAGACGCTACTAATGAAGTAGGAGATACTATACTTATAAAGGCTAATTGGCAATCAGGTAAACTAGCTAAACTTCCTCTTAGAATATTCACTGTGTTGACAGAAAATGGCATTATTGCTATTGATTCACAAGAAGATGATGAAATACACAATAACATGATCTTCGATGGTGTTGTAGGTTTAGATGGTAGTCTAGTAGACAGCTCAAATGGTGGTGAATTAACAGCTAATCTCACGGATGTAGAAGTTAATATCAATGATAGTAATGATATATTCGATTGTCGTAGAGGTATTGCTTGGTGGCGTTGGGTTAACACTACAGAGCAGGGAGCATTAATATATGATGCACTAGGCTTAGTCTATAAACCAGATGAGTATAATATTGAACTTCAAGGCAGATTAAAGATAAAAAATGCTAAAATAGGTTCTGAGTTAACTATTATAAATGGTATATGGTCACATTATTTAGGCGATTCTATTATTGCAGATGATTCTGCTACTATTATATGGGTTCCTAACGATAGACTATATAATGCTAATAATTCTCAAATAACAGATATTAAAGCTTTAGTAGATCAATACTTAGATGCAGCTATAAGCTCAAGAGCTACACAAACCAGTGTTGATGCTATAGATGTATCTAGTTTAGCTACTACTGCTGATATTACAGCTTTAAATGATTTCAATCCTTCTACTGACGTAGTAGCTAACGTAGCCTTAGTGGATACAGTAACTACTAATACAGACATGAGAGGTACAGATAATGCTTTATTAGGTTCTGCTTATGTAGAGCCAGATAATACGTCTGTATCTCTTATACTAGAAGATACTAATGAGTTACAAGGGAATCAGGGAAATTGGCTCACAGCGGATGTGACAGGCTTAGTAAGTATTCAATCTGACATAGATGAGATATTAGCTAATCACAATAACCCTACTTATTACTTTGGCGCAGATGGTACTACTCGTGTAGAGCAACCAGAAGCCTACTACATTTCACTAAGAAGTGCAGATGGATTAACAGAAATAAGAAGAATAAATGCTGTTGATTCAAGTAATAATCCTACTAATCTCCTACAGGCTACAGGTTACAATTGATTATGATACTACCTCCAGCGTTAAATAATGCTCAAGTGGGGCAAGTTAATAATTACTTTGAACCTGTAGATTCTGTGGAGTTTAATGTAATAACAGAAGAAATTGTAGTAGAAGCTGCTGTCGATGACATAGAGATCACTTCTGAGACTATAGAAATAATAACAGAAGTTTTAGAAGATGATCTTACCGTAGAAGGAATAACAGAGAATGTCGAAACAAATAGTAGTTGTTAAACAAAGCACTAAATCATTCAAGTCTATATTAAAGATAGATGGTGTACAAATTACAGATTTAACAGATTGGACTTGTCATATTCAATTAAGAAATAAGACAACTAAAGTAATCGCCGGAAGCGTAGACAGGGAAGTCACTACTAAGAATATAGCAGAAGATGCTTTTGTAATCACTCTCACAGGTACAGAGACAAATATTACTAGAGGTGATTATGTATTAGGAGTGGAGTTTAGGAATACTACTACGAGCCAGAAGATAGAAGATCCGGATAATATAGTTGAAATAAAAGTTAAAGATGGGTGGGTGTATGACTGATAAGAATAAAGGTCAATTCCAGAAAGGTAAGAGTGGCAATCCTAATGGTAGGACTAAAGGTGTTCGCAACAAAAGAATGACCAACACTCAAGTATTACAATATCTAGGTAAACGTAAGCAATCCTACTTTGATGCTATTGAACAATTAGCCAGAGATAGTATGCAACCTTATTCAGAAGAGTTTGATGATGTTACAGGTGAAAAGAAAGTAGTAGAAAATAAGATGTTTGATCCTAAACTAAGCTTTAATTGTTTTAAAGAGTTAATAGGTGTAGAGATTCAAGCTGATATATTCGAATATAAGAAGGCTCAGGATAAGAAGAAAGTCTCAGGTGGCGGTTCTCCTAAAGAGGAGAATAAAGAAGATGCACCAGATATGAGCGGTCACTTAAAAGCAGTTAAATAATAAGAGTTAAATATGTCCTATAAGTCGTGGAAAGATATCAAACCTCAAGAGGGGAAACAAGCACTAGCCTTTAGCCTCTTAGGTAAGGTAGATTTCATGCTATGGGGTGGTAGCCGTTTTGGAGGTAAGTCAGAATTGCTTTCTATGATACCTCTGCCTTTCTATAATGATCCAGAGTTCAGAGCTGTTTACTTCCGTAGAACGTACTCGGAGATTATGCAATCTTCTGGTCTGTGGGATAAAGCACAGAGCATGTATCCTTTATTTAAAGGCAAGGGTTTTCCATCTAGCATGACTTGGAAGTTCCCATCTGGGGCACAAGTACAGTACAGGCACATGCAATATGAACAAGATAAAGAAAGTTATCGGGGTTCAGGTCAGACATTAATTGCATTTGATGAAATAAACAAATTCTCACAAGAACAAGTTACTTTCCTTATGACTTGTTTACGATCAAAAGCACAAACAGATAGCTTCATGGTTGGCACATTAAACCCCGACCCTGACTCTTGGTGCTTGCCTTGGGTAGAGTACTTCCTAGACGAGAAAGGGCTTCCTGATCCAGATAAGGTAGGTGTCATAAGACATTTCATCATTAAAGATGATGAAGTAATATTTGGTGATTCAGAAGAGTACTTTCAAGAACACCATACAGATGCGGTATGGGTAGATGACCCTACATCTGAAACAGGAAGAACTTACGTTAGACCTAAGACATTTACATTTGTATTCTTTAATATATTTGATAATCCATTAGGTTTAAAGCAGAATACAGCTTACCTATCAGAACTTAATAACTTACCAGATCATGAACGTGATACTCAACTATGGGGCAACTGGTATTCAAGACCTAAAGGTGCTTCTCTCTGGAGAAGAGAGTGGGTGTTTGGAGAAGATGATAGTAAAGTTAAACGTATATCAGATATACCTTTAGATTGTAAAAGATATAGAGCTTGGGATAAAGGATATACAGAAGTATCTAAGGAGAACCCTTCTGCTAACTATACAGCAGCATCTCCTGAAATACTAAAAGATCATCAGGGGTTTTATTGGCTTATAGGTAATTATGCTCCAAGTTGTTTCGATCCAGATCAGAGAGATAAGAAGGAGTCTGAGAGGATATATGGCAGATTTAGACACCTAGCTGGAGCAAGAGATAATCTGATATTAGCTCAAGCACAACATGATGGGGAAGATACAACTACTGTACTAACTAAGGATAACGCTTCTGGTATAACAGACCATACTTATACATTAGCTAAACTTGTAGAGAACGGTATAAGAGTTGTTTCAGATAAGACTCCTAATAATACAGCAGATAAGAAGTTGAAAGACTTTCAACCTTTCTGCAATGCTTGCTCTAATGGATTAGTGTACATAGTACCAGAGAGTTTCCCTAATAAAGCTACTATGGAATTATATCTAAAAGAGCTAGAGAACTTTGACCCAGATAAGAAAAGTAGTACGTCTAGACGAGATGATTGGGTGGATGCTACATCAAGTGCATTCAATACAGCCTGTCAGACTAAAACATATAAAACTCCACATTTCGCAAACTTATCTAAATATAAAACATTAGCTTCTGATCTATTATCATCAAGAAGACTTTAAGAGGAATATAAATTGAATCCAATTATTAAGAACGAAGAAAACAATCGTATTGAAATTATCTCACGTGGTAGCGGCTTTAAACTAGAACGTTTATTCTTTGAAGCAATTCAAGAAGCACATGATGAAGGTTATAAGGTAGCTAAAGGTGAAGATTTATTAGTAGATATCCCCATGAGAAACTACCAAAGTACTATGCAAGGTAAGTGGGTAGGATATAAAGAAGGCTCTGATCCCAGCGATAAAGTTAAAGTAGAGAAGAAAGAAGAAGTTATTATAAAAGCTAAACCTACTCCAGAGCCAAAACAAGAAATTAAAGAAGAAGCTCCTGTATCTGAATCTAAAACTAAGAAAGCAGGCCGTACCTCTAAGAATAAAAAATAAGAAGGTTTTAAATGACTGAGAATATTAATAAAGCAGAGTCTAAAAAAACCTCAGCAGACCTATCTAGATTACCTAAAGAGGTAGGGCAACCTTACATAGTAGATGGTTTTGGATTAATTAAGCAACAGAAAAAGCAAGAGTTACATCCAGCCCACTTACCTTGCACCTTTAAGGAAATGATGAATGATGCTGATGTAGCCGATGCTGTTGATAGTATCTTAGTTAAAACACTTCCTGCATTAGAACAAGGTAAGGTTAAAGCTAGGTCTAAGAATAAAAAAGCCGTAGAAGTAGCTGACTTTCTAAATTATACCCTACGGAATATATCACAAGGTACGTGGCTAGAGGCAATGCAGAATGCCACTTCTTGCCTAATACACGGCTATGCGCTAATCAATCCAGTATTAGAAGTGAGAGACTACGGACAATACAAAGGTAAAGTGGTCTTAAAGAAATTAGCCCCTAGAACACAATCCAGTACTTATGGATGGGCTTGGGATAAGAACGGACGAGACTTAAAGGGTGTTGTTCAGAAGCCTATGAAGTTAGCTCAACGTGAAAGCACATTAGGTGATTATAAGGCTGGGAAGATATCTTACTCTGATGTGAGTAAAGGTTACTACAAAGATAGTAAGTATACATTTATACCTTCTAGTAGATTACTCCATTTTAGGTTTAATCCTGCTGATAATAACCCACAAGGTTATAGCCCATTATTCTATTGTTATGATGCTTATTCTGAGAAGAAGTTAATTGAACAGTATGAACTTATTGGTGTTAGTAAGGATTTAGGCGGCGTAGGTATTATCTACATGCCTTTAGAGTTAATGGAGAAAGCATCTAATCCAGAAGAGTTTCCAGATGACTACCAGCAATACCTATCTATCATAGAGAACGCATCTAATATACAAAACGCTAAGGGTAACTTAATAGTCCTAGCTAGTGATGTAGATGCTCAAAGTAAAACCAAGATGTATGACTTTGAGCAGAAAGGTATAGATGGTGGTGGCAAGCAATACAAAACATCTGAAATTATAGAGATAAAGAAGAAGAGTATATATAATGTATTCGGAGCTGGTTTTAAACTACTAGGTCAAAATGGACATGGCTCTAATGCTTTATCATCTAATCAAATGTCAACACATGATTATTATGTACAACGCCTAATTATGTGGATAACAGATGTTATCAATAATCAATTACTTCCAATGATACTAGAAGCTAATGGTATGGAAGTAGATTGGAAAGATATGCCTTACTTTGAGGCAGATGATCCTACCAAGCCTGACATAGACTCCTTAACCAAAGGTGCATCCCGTTTAGCTAGTGGCGGCATTATGACTAAAGCTGGATTAGAAAAGCTGTATGAGTGGATGGGATTACCATTAGAAGGTATTGAGGAGATAGACTTAGAAGCTGCTATGGGTAAGTACAACGAAGGTAGTGGTAATGGTGATTCACAAAAAGACGGAGCAGGTAGTGATACAAATAATGAAAACGCTGCATAGGAAATAATATGAACTTAAAAGATTTATTCGTTAAACAAGATGCAGTTAGTATTACTAAGAACACTGCACAAGATAAAGTAAGGTTAATTCGAGAGTCCATCGAATATGTATTTGAAGTAAATGATTACAAAGAGTGGGCTTACTACGAAGATCATGATGATGAGTATGTTTACTTTACATTATGGTATGCACCTAAAGAGAAGTATTGTCAATTTAAAATTGCTTACACTTATGTAGATAACGTAGTTACTCTTGTAGAAGAAGAAGCTAGTTTTGTTACTAAACTGACAGAGTGGAAGGACGTACCTACAGGTGAAACTGATGTAGAAAAGTCTGTGCTTAAAGTACTTAAAAACTTCTTTAAGAAAGATGAGCATGAAGTCATTATTAAGCAGTTCGATGATGAACAGATGATCTCTATTGAGCCTATGTATATACCAGCGGGTTATACAGACTTACATGGAGATACGGCAGATATAGAAGCTATCAGGGGTATGGTAGATAGTGCTAATAAGCTAATAGATAAAGGTCAAATGCAAGCTGGATTATTCCACCTACACAAGACTAATGTATTCTCATGGCAACGTGCTTGGGTTCAGGAGGTAGATGCTAAGATAGGAGATACTACCGTAAAAGCAGGTACTCCTTTGATTACAGCAAAATGGCATAATAAAGAAGCATGGGAAGATAAGAAAACTAATGAACTAAACGCCCCTTCTATTGGAGCTTTAGCTAATATAGAGGAATTAATTAATGACTAATAGCACTAAAGCAACACGCTCATTAAAAAACATACATTTTGATCCAGAGACAGCAGAAATATCAATGACTGATGAATCTCAAGGTGGGCCTGCATCGGGACTAACTACTGTCTTATGTAAGTCAGGAAAACAACCTACAGAAGATGATCTCACCCCAGAACAAGCCGCTAAGTTAGAAAGATACGGCGAAATATTCTCTCCATTGCGAAAGCAACAGAGTGATACCAACTCCCTCTCCTCTGTCAAGAGTGATGCAGGGGAAGAGCAAACTATGACAAAAGGAAACGAAATGTCAGATGCACAAAAAGATGCTTTACAAGAAGCACAAGATGAAATTGCAATCCTCAAAAAAGCGTTGCAAGCCAAAGAGACACAAGAGCTTACATCGGAAGTAGAGAAGTTTAAACTAAGTAATACAGAAGATGTTGTTAAAGTATTACAAGGTGTCTCTGTAGATGAAAAAGAAGCTATCACTAAAGCATTCGCTGAGTTGGTAGAGTCTAAAGAATCACTAGAGAAGTCTGCAAGTAAGCAGGATGCCATTGATAAGAAGTTTGGTGAATTAGGTGAAGATGGTGAAGCGGAAGCTGTTACTAAATCTCTAAATATTAATGAAGAACTAAAAGAATTAAACAAGGAGGCTAAATAATATGCCAACAGTTTCTACGAGTCGTAAACTATTGAGTGAGTTGATTGCAGCAGAAGATTCTTTTGCTATGGATAATGCAGTTGACTTTAACTATGCCACTGTTGACGTAGGTGCGTCAGGTACGGTTGATAATATTGGTGTTGCTATGATATGGAATGATACCACATCAGAGTTTGAACCTTATGTTGCACAAACTATTGCAACAGTCATCTCTACAGGTGGTTCACCACTTAAAGATGGTTCTGTAGTTGCTTTATCTGTAGGTAACTATCAAGGTAAAGGCTTCAATGATGAAGACACTGATCTAGGTGGTACTGCTCCTAAGATGACTGTTCTATATCGAGGCGATGCTGCTGTACTAGAAGAAGGTATTATCTGGAATGGTGCAGATGCAGGGGCACAAGCTGCTTTCCTAGCACAATTAGAAGCACAGCGTATTACAACTACTAAACAAGCCGCTGATGCAGCCGCTTCATACTTGGCATAAGAGGAATTAAAATAATATGAGTATTCAACCAATTGATAAGGCTGTACGTTCTGAGATGAACTCTTTTGAGTTACAGGATGTAACAGAAGGTATTACACGTAAGTCATCTGTCAAGTCAGGCTTTCTAACTGCACTCTTGCTAGGTAATATGGATAAGATTTCTGTAAGTAATGATAAAGTTGCTTACGATGAATTAACTGAGACAATTCAGTTGCCAGAAGGTAAGCGTTTTGATGAGCTAGGTGCAGCACGTATTAGTAAAGATAGTGCTAAAGAGAAGTTGTTCCGTACAGGTTCTTACGGTATTAGTGCTAATGTAGCTCCTGCTGATGTATCAGGTAAGCGTAAACCTTTCTCTAATGATCTCTACACAACCGCAGAACGTGTATCTGAAATGTCACGTAAGATGGACAGTGCATGGGTAGCTTTTAAAGAGTTGTCTATTGCTAAAGTACTATCTACAGATACTAACTACACATTCAATGGTGCAGCACCTTCTTACAACTTCTACACTGATGTTTATGGTGCTTCGCGTGCAGCAGCTAAAGACCTATTGCTGGGTGGTACTACATCAGAAAAGATTATTAATGATCTAGTAGATGTTTTACAAGAAGATTGTGCGAAAGCTGGTGTAACTTACTCTTCATTGGCTATGGTATGTAGTGGTGACTTGTATGACAAACTATTTGCATACGAAGTAGCTAAGATGGGTGGCATTGCTGCTATCAACACTAGCACTACTCTAGACCTACGAGTACTTGCTGGTGATCGTGGCGGCTTCTCTGCTGATGAATCAGTATTCATGCGTAGACACTTTACTTCTTCACTTACTGGTGTTACATACATCCGTATGGCAGATAGTATTGGTGGTATCTCTCTAATGAATGGTACTAACAAAGGCTACTTAATTCCTGTAGGTGCAGAGAATATGTTTGCTACTGTTTATAGTCCTTCACAGACTATGGATTATGTAAACAGTATGGGTATGGAAAAGTATGCGTTTATGGAAGAGCATAATCGTCGCGGTATTACTTTGTTTGAAGAGTGTAACGCTCTTTACATGAACCGTAATGCACTATTGGTTAAGCCAGTAACTTCATCTAACTAATCCATAATTAGTTAATAATTCAGGCTACAAGGAAGTGGCCTGTTTTATAATAAATATTTTATTAAGTGTTTATTATAAAACATAGGAATTAAATATATGCCAGTGATAAACCAAACAGAGATGCTAAGTGATCTCTTAGAATATTTACCCAATGAAAATGTACTAACCAATACTCAGCTAGAAACTGTTATTAGTAATGTAATAAGTAATCATATAGAACTAGACGATGAAGCTAACTACTCGGAAGCTCTTTGTAAGGCTCTTAGAGTGGCTGGACTTATTAATGATGGTAAGCACACAGTTGATGGTGCAGGGTTGATAAGAGAGCAAGTAGGTAAGGTAACTTATCAATACTCAGAAGATCACCAGAAGAATTTATGGAAAGACTTTGTTAATAAATCTCTCCCTAATATATGCCCTTATTTACCTAAAGGGGGGTATAACATTCCCAGAGCTTTTGGTATTCAAGTTATAAGAGGTGCAGAAGTTAAGGTTAACTCTTGTACTGATAGTTCTACTTTAATTTTATAGGAGATAATCTTGATTAAAAGAATAGTTAAAGATAAAGATGGAAACATTATAGAGGATATTGAATTAGATATTCCTAAGAAGGGTTCAGATGATAAAGACCAAAGTTATACGAAAGAAAGGAAAGATAGAAAAGCTACTAAAAAATCTCAATAGTCTATCAGCTAATAATTTACAGATAGGTCACTTTGAAGATGGTAAGAATCATGGAGATTCAGATATTACCAATGTAGAGCTTTTACAACTATGGTCTGCTGGAGCTACACAGTCTGGTGTTATCAAGAACCCATTAGCTAACTTTACATTTACACAGATTAGTAATAAAGGTTTTCTAAGGAATGCTAAAGTCAGGCAAGTATATAAGAAGTGGTCTAAGAATCTCCTAAGAGAGGGAGCATCAGAAGCATTCCTAATGGAAATGGGTGAAGTTCTCAGGGAAGAGTATTCTGATATATTTGGTAAGGCAGGGTTATTTATGCCTATCACAGAAGCTACATCCACTCCTTTACTAGATACAGGTGAGTTGAAGAGTAAGGCAGCTTATAAAAGTTCTTATAATAATAAAGTTAAGGAAATAGGTTCTATATGAGTAGGATAGTAAAAACAAAACTCACTGTAGAGCGGCATACAGGAGGAGAACTAGATGCTAATAATAGATACTATGACTTTCCTCCTGAATACATAGACGCTGAATTTAGTATACAGCCATTCCAGAAAGGTAGTGAGTTGTTAATCCTTCCAGACGGTATCAGGTCATCAGATGCTTATGTATTGTATGGTACTACACCTATCAAGGAAGCAGACAGTGATGCCACTCCTAAAACTAAAGCAGATAAGGTAGTCATAGAGGGTAAGAGTTATGTTGCTCACAATGTAGCTAACTGGTCATTCCACGGTAGCAGATCAGATCATTATGAATCAGTCTTCATTAAAGAAGAGAAGTTATCTTAAAGGAGTTACTAAATGGCACTAGATATAACTGGCATTAGGAATGAATTTGTAAGAGTAGCTTCTAACTTTGTAGGGGATGAGCTTAGTACTATAAGTAGAGCAGGTCAACAAGTACCTTCTATTATATTTGAGAGAGATGCGGATAACACTCCAGACCTTCCTTATATTACATTTGATATTCTTAGCATAGATGATACAGGAAGTTGGCTATTACGTCAAGGGCTTGATGATAGTGATAATCCTTATTATACAGCTAATGTAAAAATGCTAATGCAATACACAGTGTATGGACAAGACTCTTTAAGAATAGCCAGCAAGTTAAAGAATGCTTTTAGGGTGAATAGAGTACTAGGAGAGATAACTACTAACACTTGTGGTTCTATTGAAGATGTATTCTCTATCAGTTCGCTCCCAGAGAAGTTAGCAGGAAAGTTTGTAGAAGTGGCTGGATTTAATCTTACATTTAATGTAGAGGACATTACTACAGATCAAGAGGGTGGTGTTATAACCACCGTAGACCTAGATGGAGTCCTCACAGATGAGGGTGAAATTACCACAATAGATATGGATATAACTATATCAACACCACCATAATAATTAAATAACATTTCTTACAGGAGAAATACTTTGTCATATCAACCCTTTGTAACGGTGAATATAGCACTGGATGTTACAGCAGTCAATAGAGCCTCTTTTGGTACTCCTATTTTCATTGCCGATCACGTCTGGTTTAAAGAACAAACACGATCATACACATCATTCGATGCAGTTGCAGATGATATCCCTACTAGCTCTAACGTTTATGCAGCTATGCAATCAGCTTATGCTCAAGACGTAGACCCTATTATCGTCAAGGTAGGTCGTAGAGAAGTAGATACTATTACTTTCACACCAGAAGCCGCTACAGCAGCAGGTCAAGTTTATACTTTAGAAGTATTAGATACAGCAGATGTAACCACTACTGCTTCATTTACAACTACTACTGGTTCAGAGACAGCTTCTACTATTGCTACTGCTATCGTCACTGCACTAGGATCACCAACAGGTGTTACTGTTGTAGATGATACAGGAAGTATTACATTGTCTAAAACTGGTACAGCAGCTTATGCAGTTACAGACGTAGCTAAGTTTACTTACACTACTGTTACTACTCAGACAGCAGCAGACATGATGGCAACTATTACAGATGCAGATGATGACTTCTATTTTGTAGCATGTAACGATCACAGTCAAGCGTTTGTATTAGCATTAGCTCAGGATATAGAATCACGCACTAAGCAATACTGGGTGACTACACAAGAGCAAGCAGATTTAGGTGTTTATACAGACGTAGCTACAGACACACCTTCTCAGTTAAAACAAGAGATACGTACTAGAACATTCTATTGGTTTCACCACGATGCAGATACTAAGTTCCCAGAGATGGAATATATTTCTATCTTAGCACCTTATGATGCAGGTAAACAGCTTGTAGCTAATAATACTACTAAGATTGAAGCAGCTAGAAACCCATTAACAGGTAACTACTTAAATACTACTGATAAGACCAATCTTGTTAATAAGAATGGTTCATTCACAGAAGTAGCCGGTGGTATTGCAATTACACGTCAAGGCACTTCATCAGGTTCAGCTACAATCTTTGCAGATGTTATGCGAGATAGAGATTTCTTAACAGCGCGAGTTAAAGAGAACTATCAGAACTTTATGATACGCGAGAAGAAGATCGCTTATACAGACTCAGGTATTGCCCGTCTAAAGAATGTATTAACTTCTACTTTAGATCGTTACATCGAAACAGAAACACAAGCTAATATTCTACAGAAAGATAATCCTTATGTAATTAGCTTTCCTGATCGCTCAAGCGTAAGTTTTTCAGATGTGGCTAATAGGATTTATAATGGAGGCTTCACTGCATACTTAGCAGGTGGTATCCAAATTGTTGTCATCTTAGGCAGCTTAACATACGAAGCAGAATCATAAGGAGTATTAGATAGATGGCTGACAAATTACCCGTTTATTCGAGCAGGGAAGTAGAAATATCCTTTCTAGAACAAAGTATCACAGGCGTAGCAGATAGCTTTGCAAGTATTGAACAGAACTCAGATTTTACTAATGAAGATGTAGGTGCTTTTGGAGAAGTTGGTATCTCCATCAGTCCAGACCATACAGGTATGTTTGAGTTGACATTACAACAAACATCATTAGCTAATAAATTTTTAGCTAATGTTATTGTAGCTCAAAGATTAGCTAAAACTCTTTACAGAGGATCTTTAACTTTATCTGACCCATCAGGAAGTGTATTAGTACAATTACGTGATTGTCATATTAAGAAAGGGCCAACATTAGGTTTTGGCTCTCAGGCTCAAGATAGAACATGGACTCTTTTCTGTTCAGATTATGTCTACTTAGAGTTGCCAGAGGGTATGACAGAATCCGCCGCTGCGTTAGGTGGTGTCTTAGCTACAGTAGAAACATTAAGCCAGTTTAAAGCATAATAAAAATAATTCAGAGGGGATTATGTAATGGATCTATTAGGATCAGATACAGTAATGAAGGAAATCGGAGGAAAGCAATATACATTGAAATTGCTTTCCGCTTCCGATGCAATTGAAGCAGCTAGTGAATTAACACAACTAATGGCTATGCCTATTGGAAGTGCATTTGACTCAGGGGCATTCGATGGTTTAGACAATATAAGTGATATGAATTTTGGTAAGAATATTGCCATGACTTTAGTATCCGCACTGGGAAAGAAAAGTGTAGTACCTCTTCTTAAAACATTGACTGCTAATATGCGAGAGAACGATGTACCTATGAACTTTGATACTTACTTCCGTGGTAAGAATCTAGGCAAGCTTCCTGTCTTTCTAGCATGGAGTATAGAGGAGAATGGTATTAGCCCTAATGTTTTTATCCAAGGCTTTTCGGAGATGGCAGGAGTAGATATTTCTCAAACCCTTTCAATGATGAGCCAGACGAAAGCACAGGAAGATACAGAGAAGAAGTTAGAAGATTAGTTAAAGAGAAGTCTACATTAAATAGGTATGACATGTTGATCATGAGTTTGGCTACAAGTAAGTATTGCCCCTCCGCTGATCAATCTCTTAACGTCTTACTCCACCAATATACACTCCCTAAGTTATACAAGTTGAAAGAGATGATAGATATATATGAATCTTATGAAATTGCACGCCATAGGGATGATAAAGAGAATCAGGATAGAAGTGGAGGTTGATATATGATATTAGATGACAACTATACTATGCAAATGGGCTGGGATGCCCGTTTCATAGACAAAGGATTGAAGGACTTCGAGAATAAATTAAAGAACCTTGATAACCTTAATGCAGTAACAAGAAGGAAGTCAACAGGTGAAGGCTCTCGTAGTTTAGATAAAGATCAGTACCAACTAGGAAGGGAGCTTGCAGCAGAGAAGACTCGTGAGGCCAGAAAAGAGATAGCACACGAACAAGCTTTAGCTATACATAAAAGGAAGAGTGAGCAAGCAGAGGCCAATGCCTTACGTCACAAGGGAATGTTGCTTACAGAGAATCGTAGGATTACGCTGTCTACTAGAAAGATAGAAGAGCAAATAGAAGGTCTTAAAGGTATAGGCTCTCCAGAAGCTAAAGCTAAAGTTGCATCCTTAGAGAAAGCACTTAAAGAATTAAACAATGCTCAAATATCCCTTAATAAGTCTGTCAGGAAAGGTGATAGGCATTTTTTAAAGTACAAAGAACAATTACTAAATACATCAGATCAGGTTAAAACTCTAAATAGAAACACTAAGAATATAACTAAAGATTTCAACGCTCAACGATTTGCAGCAGATGGCTTAGGAAGTTCTTTAAAGAACTTAGCTAGAAGTTGGGTATCAGTATTTGCTATTATAGGTGGTGCAAACTATTTAAAGAAAACAGCGCAGGATATGGAGAATATCGGCGTAGCTTCTTTACTAGCATCAGGCAGTGCTAAGAAGTCTGCTAAAGATTTAAAGTTTGTATCTGCATTAACTAAAGACTTGGGATTAAGTTATAAAGATACAGCAAGTGCTTATGCTAAGTTTAGTGTTGCAGCACGTTCATCTGGTGTGTCGGCTCAGAAAACAGAAGAAGTGTTTACTAATATTTCTAATGCCTTGGCAGGTTCAGCTACAAATGCTGAATCAGCCAAATTAGCCTTCTTAGGTTTTAGACAGATGATGTCTGGATCAGTAGTACAGGCACAAGAGATAAACCAGATTGTAGATCAGATGCCAGCATTTTATGGTGCAGCGTCTAAAGCCCTAGTGCAAATGGGTTATGATATTAGTACAGTAGCAGATGATGGTAAGAGATCATTTAAAGATACTTTCAAAGTAGCTGGAGTAGATGCTAAACGATTTGTAGATTTATCATCATCTATAATGAGCGAGCAAGCTAAACAGACAGGTGCTTTAGCTAAGTTTAGGCAGTCTATTACTGCCGAAGAAACAAGGATGATGAACTCACTGCAAGTTGCCGTAGATGAGATGTCACAGGCAGGTCTTGAAGATTTATTTAAGAATATATTTAGAGGTTTAGGTAATGTAATAGATGCAGTGAAACCTGCCCTAGTTGCCTTATCTACCACTTTTGGATTACTAGCCGAAGCTGTGGCAGCACCTTTCAGGTGGGTAGATAAGTTAGCCATGTCTTTAGGTATGAATGAAGGTGAAGGCTTACAGCTAGCTATAAGAGGTGTATTTACTCTTTTATTAATGAAACTAATACCTGCTATGGTATCAGCAACTAAGACTATGTTTGGCCTAGTAGCAGGTGGTATTAATAGTGCTAAATCTCTCTTAGGTATGGGTACAGCAGCTACAGTAACGAGTAAACAAGTTAAAGGGTTGTCCTTAGCTGTACAAGCGTTTAAAAGAGTGTTGTGGCCTTTATTAGCTATAGAGTTAGGACTAAACTTATTTGGTTCTGTAACAAGCAAACAGTTTGAAGATATAACAGAAGCCACTAAAACCTTCCGTGAAGAACAAGCTGCTCTTAATAAAGAATTAGAGACAGCCCAAGGTTTTTACAGATTAGGCCTACTAACGTGGGAGAAGATGGGAATTATGTGGGATCGTTTAGTTGGTAGCATACAACAAGCTATTGGCTATGCTGTACAGTTCAGTAAGTTAAGTTTCCCAGATGTAGGCGAAACCCTTTTAAAAGGCTCTGCCACTAACTTCGCAGGACTTTTAGATACAGCAAACAGTATATTTGGAGGTGATTCTGATATAAAGGGGTCAGTAAAGGATTGGATAGGGGAATCTCCAATCCAAGAAGCGTTAAAACCCTTAGAACTAAGAGGCCAACAGGCGGCTAATAGGATAGTAGGGGGAGCTACAGTGACCAACCATTATAATATTAATGGTGATCCAGAAGTGATACAGACTTCAATCAGAGAAGCTATGGATAAGTATGTTCCAGATTACTTACAGACTGTTTATTCAGGAGGCGGTTAATGTCTATATTCTACTTAGAAGTAGATGGTGATTTTTATGCTATGAATGCTACTACCAGTATATCTAGAAACTCCGATGGCTCTTTATCTAATTCCTTAGTAGAGGATGGTAATTATAGTTCTGATAACTATATAACTAGACCTGTAGTTCTATCCTTCTCTGGAATGATTACAGATATATCTACTTTCGGAGATAGTGATCCTAATAAAAAAAGTATTAATAAGTTTGATAAGAAACCTAAAGAGTATTTAGATAGCTTAAAACTTGCACAGATAAATAAATCCCCTATTACCGTACATTATAGTGATATACAATCTCCTGATACTAATTGTTACTTTACATCTTTTAATCACAAACAAGATAATATCACAGGTAGAGCTGGAGAGGGGTTAAATGCCTTTAAGGTTAACTTTACTTTGCAGAAGGTAAGGTTTGCTGCTGGGGCAAAGGCTGTAGCTAGACCTAGTTCAGTAGTATCTGGAAGTGTAACTACTAAGGCTAAGAAATCAAGTTCTACAAGTAAGGTCACAGAAGCACAAAGTTTAACTTGGACTGAAAAGAGTGCTATCACTTTTGCTTTAGCAAGAGAACGTGAAAATAACCTTGCCCAATAGGAAACAGAACAATGGCAGTAGAAATACCAGTACCAGAAGCCACCTTCTCTGAAATAAATGTTACATTAGGGGGTATATCCTATGACATCATCTTTAGGGAAAATAGCAGAGATAATCGCTTATACTTTGATATATATACAGAAGATATTCTAGTAAAAGGCGGTGTCAAGATAATGGAAAACCAGTCTTTACTTTACAGGTACTTACTAGATGGATTCCCCAGTGGTGATATTCTCTGTTTAAGTAGAAGTGGAGACAGTGATGGCGTATCTACATTATCTAACACAGGTCTAGGTAAAGCTTATGGTTTATTTTACTTAACCAATGAAGAACTAGGTGTGGAATAGTAATGACTTATGAAGTGTTTGATAGAAGATACTCTTTGATTATAGGACGG